GCATTGTGCGAATTTCTGCTGTATCTGTTTATCGTGGAGGCGATTTTTGTAATAATGAAAAATTGCGGCGATGAAAATGCGGCGGTTATCGTGGTAAAATCACTAACATACGTGTTTATGTATGTGTATTTGCAAAATGCGTTCCGGAATCTGATTAAAGCATATCCCACAAAGGTTGCGTTGCGTATTATTTACCACGTTATCCGGTTGGAGTTTACACGGGTATTGCCGGGATATTGGCAACCGATAATTGAGAGATACCAACGGGAACACGATAGCGATATTATTAACGATAAAGAAAAGGAGGGCGAACAATGAACCAAACAGAGATTTTAAAGTATTTGGAGGGGCAAAAAACAACCCGGACGATTACGGATTTGATTGTACATTGCACCGCAACCAAGCCGGGCGTAAAAGTCAACGTTGATGTTATCGACGGTTGGCACAAAGAGCGGGGATTTAAGAAACAACCTCAAAGCGGGCGAATTTGTGGTTATCACTTTGTTATATTGCCGGACGGGACGATTGAAACGGGACGTTATCTTTTTGAGATTGGGGCTCACGTTTCCGGGCAAAATTCCCGTTCTATTGGCATTTGTTACGTTGGGGGATTGGATGCCAACGGCAAAGCTGCCGACACACGCACGCCGGAACAAAAAGAGGCGTTATTATGGTTGCTTATGCGTTTAGCTGTTATGTTCCCGGATGCAACGATTAAGGGACACCGGGATTATTCCCCGGATTTGAACGGCGATGGCATTATTGAGCCGTGGGAGTTCATGAAAGAATGCCCGTGTTTTGATGCACAAAAAGAGTATATTAACCTATAAATGTTCGTATTATGACATGCGAAGAAATGCAAAAATTCATCCGCAACGGCATGAAAAAATATCTAATATTGGCGGCAATCATTATGGCGGTTGCCGCCGCCTTTTGGGTACAACAAAGCCGTATTAAGAGTTTGACCGCCGAACGGGATAAATACCGGAGCAATGCCGAAACGTTGTTGCAGGACGTCCGAACCTATCAAACAAAGGATAGTTTGAACGCCGCAAAGGTTGGGAATTTGGAGTTAAAATTATCCGAATATAAAAAGTACCGGGCGGACGATGCGGCGTTAATCAAGTCGTTGCAGACAAAGAGCCGGGATTTGCAAAGGGTTACGACGGCGCAAATGGAAACGATAAACGAATTACGGGCGAACGTCCGGGATAGTATTGTATATTTGCCCGGCGACACGGTTACGACCGTATTACGTTGTATTGACATTGTGGAACCGTGGTTTGAGTTGCACGGATGCACAACGCCCGCCGGGGTATTTACCGGGACGCATATAAACCGGGATAGTCTGTTAATAGCGGAAACGGTGCAATACAAACGCTTTTGGGGGTTCCTTTGGAAAACAAAGAATATAAAGAACCGGGAAATTGACGTTGTAAGCAAGAACCCGGCAACCCGAATATTGGGGGTTGAGTTCGTAATCATAGAAAAGTAATAAACCGGGGGTTGTAACAAGTCGTTGCAACCCCTTTTTCTATTGAGCCATTTCCAGCCCGTTTCCGGGCATTTTATTTCAAAGTGGATAATTTACCCGTCCCGCTTGCAAAAGCCGCTTAAATCGAAAATTCCAAGAAAATAACTTCTTTGGAACCAAAAACAAAACTTTTTGCAGTTTAAGCCAAAAATAAAAGACAAAACCTTTGGTAATTAAAAAAAAGGTTGTATATTTGCATCGTCAAACAAGAACGACCGGGCGTTTTCCCGGAAAATAGAGAGTGAAACAATATGAATACTCAAAGCGTTTATAACGGATTAGATTACACAACAAAAGAGATTAACCGCAATTTCAAAACCAAGGTAAACGGAATTGTAAACGGCAAAAAGGTTAATGTATTGGTTGGCGTGTCCGGTCTAATAAAGATTGTCGGCGACATTAAGTTAGTCAATCGCTTGTTAAAACGTGCTTTCAATTGTTACGACGACAAAGAGGTTTGCAAATTGCGCCGAGGCGTTAAAATCACTTTCTATTGCCAGTAAAACAACGCCTCGGCGTTTTCCGGGAACAAATAAATATTTAGAGCGATGAATAAAACGAACGATTATTGTAAAGTGATTGAGCAATGAAGAAACAGTTATTAATATCATTTTCCGGCGGATTAACAAGCGCATACATGACAAAATGGTTATTGGATAATTTGGATATGAACCAATACGAAACCAAAGTTGTATTTGCCAATACAGGGCGGGAAAGGGAGGAGACATTGGAGTTTATCCATAATTGCGATTTGCATTTCGGGTTTGGTACAATTTGGGTTGAGTGTATAACCAACCCGGAACACGGAAAGGGAGTTGCCGCCCGTATTGTTACTTACGAAACCGCAAGTCGCAACGGGGAACCGTTCGAGGAAAGTATAAAGAAACACGGAATTTCAAACGTTAAACGACCCTTTTGTACCCGTGAATTGAAAACCCGAACAATTAACGCATATATGCGGGCAATTGGTTGGAAAAAATATCATAGGGCAATCGGTATTCGTATTGATGAAACCGACCGAATAAACCCAAATTATAAAAAGGAACGAATAATTTACCCACTTGTTTCAATGGTTCCGATGCGTAAGGCGGATATTTTCAGTTTTTGGGAACAACAGCCGTTTACGCTTAATTTAAAACCATATCAGGGAAATTGCGATTGCTGTTTTAAAAAATCATTGCGCAAGTTATTGACGATTGCAAAGGAGGAACCGCAACGTTTTGATTGGTGGGTTGCAATGGAACGAAAGTATGGGGAATACGTCCCGGAAAGCCAAAAACACAATCCCAAAGCAATACCGCCGTTTCATTTTTTCCGGGGGAATGTATCGGCGTTAGAAATTTTGGAAATGAGTAAAACGTTTATCGACGTCGTCAAGGATGAACGAACCGAACACGCACAATTAACGCTGTTTGGGTTTGATTTAGATGTTTCAAACGGTTGTTCGGAAAGTTGCGAGGCTTTTTAATATGGCACGATTAAACATTGATAGACAACTATTAAACAGATACGACAAATGGCAATAATAAAAAGGAAATGCGATAATTGCGGCAAAGAGTACAACGCCGATACCCGCAATTTGCGCCGGGGTTGGGGGCGTTGTTGTTGTAAGAGTTGCGCCGCCCAATTGAGGGAAAAGAGAAAGCCGGGATATAATCCGAAACGGGTTGCAATAAATAACGTCCGGCGTCAATGTTGGACGGATTTCCCGGAAACGGAACGTTACCCGTTGAGTTATGACGGGGCGGATTTCGACCAATGGGGGGATTGTGAATTTGGAATACATGATTAAAAGAGAAACCCCGACGCAATGAAGTAATGCCGGGGGTTGATACAGGCAAACCAAATATACATAAAGAAATGAAGATAAAAGAGAGCGATTTATTAAAACAATTGGCGACCGATAGCGGGAAAACAGCCAAACAAGTTTCCGAAATTGTCCTTTCGGAATTACTCAAAAACAAAATTATTGAGGACGACCCGGCCAATTGGGGCGTTTCCGTTTCCGATGCAATAAACGAAGATGTAACCGAGGAACAAACCGCCAATTGTTATGCGGCGATTTCCGAGGCGTTGGGCGTGTGTCTGAAACGGGTATATTTCATTGTCCCGGATTTGGATTTGATGGGTAATGAAGATTGTCCGGAGTGCGGCGGCGAAATGGAAGTTACCGACGGAGAGTATAAACAGACCGGAGGCGATGGATATTTAACCCCGCCGGAATATACCGCAATTTGGGAGGAAAAAACGTGTACGCATTGCGGACACAAAGAGAGCAACGAACTGAGTTATTAACATAAAAAGAGTAAAGAAATGGCAGAAATGACGAAATTAAGAGTAAACGAGGCAATCGCACGGGCGCAAACCGCCGGGGTTAAGGTCTATAAAAAAGAGGTTGCCGCCCGTTTATGGGAGGGACGCACCGAAAGCGCACAACAAGTTAACATGACTAACTTGTGTAAAGGTAGAACCAAACAGATACGACCGGAATGGGTTGTTATCATTTGCGAAATGTGTAATTGCACCCCTAATTATTTGTTTGGCTATGAAAAATAACGGGTTACAATGGTTTGAACGCATGGCGGACGTTATGCTTTCCGATAGGTTCCAATCGAAAGCGATTATTGCGACGTTTGGAACGTTGGGCGTTGTTTGTCTGATTGGCGCATTGTGGAACCCGTGGCAATTGATGTTTGCGGGTATGTGTGCCGCAATGGTATTATTTGGATTTTCTGAATTAAAAAAAGATTAGAAAATGAGAGCGAACAAAAAGAAACCGGAAAACCCGGTACAAAAGACGGTTGAAAGTTTGGGAGCCGTTCCCGCCGACCAATTCTTGGAAATTACCGAGGAACAACAACAAATAATTCCACCGTTTGAAGCGGTCGAGGTTGAGCAACCAACCGGAATATTTGAGATATTGCCGGGCATGACGGTCGAGGAAATGACGGCAATGTTTTTTGATGAAAAAACGTTGATTGAACCCCCGTATAAGGTTTGGCAATTGAATAGTAAGGGACACCGCTATTATTATCGATATGACGACAACGGGAACCCGGAGTTTTTCCCGTCGGTTACAACGATATTGTCCCAAACGTTACCCAAAGCCCCGCACTTAATACAATGGATTGCCAACAAGGGCATTGAGGAAGCGGAACGATACAAAGGCGAACGGGCGGCGTATGGTGCGTTTATGCACGCCGCATTTGAGGAATTATTAATTAACCGGGCTTATGATTTGGACGGGTTAAAAGGCAAACTAAAAGAATATATTGAGGCTTACCGATTGCCGGACGATTTTATATATTATGCCGACGATTTGAAAAAGGACGTATTGGCGTTTGCTCAATTCGTATTAGATTACGACGTGCGCCCGTTGGCGGTTGAAATTGCTTTAGTGCATCCATATTACAATTATGCCGGAATGATTGATTGCCCGTGTACCATGTTGGCAAAGATAGGCGGCGACGAACGTATTAACGCAATCGTCGATTTTAAGAGCGGGCGCAAAGGTTTTTACGAGGAAAGCGAGATCCAATTAGGAATGTACCGGGATATGTGGAACGTCAATTTTGAGAAATGCCCCGTTACTCGCATTTTCAATTTCAGCCCGAAAGATTGGCGCAAAAAACCGTCGTACAATCTGAAAGAGCAAACCGAAAGCCCCAATATACGCAAAATTCCCTATCTGTTGGAGATTGCCGCAATTGAGGACGAAAAGCGGGATAATACGTTTACGTCGGTTAATGGTATGGTTTTATTGGATAATGCACCTGATTTGACGCAAAACGTAATATCCTTGTCGTTGGCTGAATTGATTAAAACGAAAGCCCCAAAGGAGGCAACCCCGGACGAAAACACGGACGCCGCCGAGAAAGTCAAGGCGGACGCACCGGAACCGGAAAAGGAGCCAAAGAAAACAACCATTGTTAAACGTGCGCCCAAAAAGGCAAATGAGGCGGAAAAGAAAGCCACCACGGGCAAAACGACCGCAAAGCGGGGTAATACCACGGAAAAGAAAGTAAAGCCCGCAAACGGGCCTAAAAAGCCCAGAAATGAGATCAGAGAAAAGATGTTGAACGACGACCCCGAAATTTGATTGAGTATGAAAGGAAGAATAAAACGACCTGAGGCGCAACAATCCCGTTTAATATTGCCACGTGTCGGTCAAATAAAAATCGGTATGAAAAACGCAAACGGTTATCCGCAAAGCGTTGATTACTTCATACCGACTGGGAAGTATGCCGGGTTATTTACGCAAGCATACGGCGAAAAGCCGCAAACAATACAAATTGTTTTCCCGGACGACGACCCGGCAAAAGTATGTAACGAGCGTTACGAATACCGGGACGACGGCGGGCGATTGATTGCAGCGGGCGATGGCGACACTTTCCAAGTGTGGGATGGAAAGAAATACGAAACATTGACAGCGGACAAATACCCAAACTTAATGCAATCGATAACGAAGCGTTACCCGAACAAAAAGAACCGCCAACCCGATTGCGACGGTTGGGAGGTTACATTAACGCTAAACTTTATTGTTCCGTTGGTTCGTGGGGTTGCCGGGGTTTGGCAATTCGCCACAAAAGGCATGGCGTCCACAATTCCGCAAATTCGGGAAACGTTTGACGGTATGTTAGCGGAACGGGGATTTTGCAAAGGCATTATATTTGATTTGAATGTACAATTTGCCATGACCCAAAAACCGGGCGACCGTTCTCGCTATCCGGTCGTTACGATTGTTCCCAACGAAAGCGAGGGAAATTTGTTCAAGGTAAAAGAAGCATTTAAGCCCGTGAATTTGGTGGAACAAAAATAAAGTATTATATTTGTGGCGTAAAACAATCGACCGTTACCGATTGAAAGACATTTGCTAATTAGCTACAAAGCCCTTTTTAGATGTGTAACGGCTCTAATTGGGGCTTTCTTTTTTATCTATTATGAAATACATCGAGTATTTACAAAAAGGGTACGCAAAGTTAGATTTTAACATTGTACCAAGACAATTGCACGTTTATTGGTTGTGCAATGATGTTTCAAATGACATTTTGAGGGTAGGAATAACAAAGAACCCGTATTTGATAGCGGCAAAGATACCCGATAAAACACATTTAATTCTTTTCAAAGTTGACGACAGAGAAGAAGCCGAAATATTGGCTAATAGCATGATTTCGGATATTAGCCCGGACGGGCAAAGATTGTTTAATGTTTATACATTTGGGCAAGCAATTTACCGATTGCGTGAGGTTTGCAATAATTATGATTTTGAAAGTATTATACAAGCATATAATGAGGCAAACGGGGTAAATCAAAAACTATTTTCATATCAAGGAAAAAAATGGATATGTAAAAACGTTATTGATGATTATTTTTCAATGGTTGAATATTTAAAAAGCAAAGAAAATGAAAGAAAATAACTACATAACAATTCCCGGTTTTTTACGTACCCGTTTAGATTTGAAAGGTAGTGAGTTGATAATAACGGCCCTTATTTATGGGTATTCGCAGGATGGAAATTCGTGGTTTATGGGAAAGACCGAATATATTGCAGAATGGACGGGAATTACTGATAAAAACGTTTTGCGCAGTCTTAAAAGTCTGACAGAAAAAGGAATTTTGGAAAAGAAAGAAGTGTTTGTCAATAACAAAGCGAAAAGATGTTATTATAGATTCAACTTTGAATGTGTTGAGTCACAAAACGGCACCGTAGCCGGGTGCCAAAACAGCACCGTAGCCGGGTGCCAAAACAGCACCGTAGCCGGGTGCCAAAACAGCACCGTAGCCGGGTGC